CTCATAGACTTCTAAGCGAATAGATCCTGATCTAGGATAGACACGATTAGCTGCATCTCTCGATGTCGATCTAGCATCCTTTGCAATAATGACTCTATTGTCCATTATGCTCTAGCCTTCTGTGGTTCCCATGTGCCTTGACTGCTTAACTGATACCAAAGTGTTGGACATTTAGGCTCTGATCCTTGTACTCCAATGTGTCGGCAGAAGTAGCCACCCCAAGCCCGGCCATTCTTGACGCCATCCTTAAACTCGCGATCGCCATGCTTACAACTAGGCACATCCTTTGCAGTACCTAGAATCTCTGCAACTGTATTAACAGCTGCATCAATTGTTACTGGTGCTGGCACTTCCTTAATCAGTTCATCCTGCTCGCCAAAAGGTGTAGTCCAGTAGTCTTTCTCCACTTTAGGAGCTGGAGCCTTGACCACCTTTGTCATTTCTTCTCGGCTTGCACGCTTTCCCTTAGGAGCATAACCTGCATTTGCAAGCGCTCTGCCGATCGCCGAAGTCTCACAATTCTCCAATGCTGAAGTTTGGTTAACACCTCTACTAGTAACTGTCTCCTCGGCCAGACCAGTTGCCCACGCAACACTATCTGAAGCAGTCTTAAATAGATAAGCCTTAACAATGTATCGATTACTCTCGATAACTTCCAACTCAGTTGATACACGAAAATCTGGATAGTCCTTAATAAATTTCTCAAGTCTCACCTCTACTGGTTCATAGTCCGCTAAATTAAACATAAAGCCCATTCTCCTCTGTTGCTAGTTGTCCACCAAGTGCGCCATAGCTGCATAGATCGACCCAGTTGTCGAGGTGTTGTGCTGACTGATTAGTTCTTGCAAGTTTAACAAGTACCATGATCCCTGCCACCTGATAGTCATGTATTGGCATTTGTAGGTATGCACTAAGGAGCATTGCGGTGTGTTGCAAGTTATCTGCCGGGTGACCGTATGAAAGGCCACGATCAGAGATTGTGTCTGTTGCGTTGAGTAGGATGTCACGAGCTATCATTCTTGCCAAAATTCTTGTCTATTGACAGCTCGACCTCTGTGATAACCCTCGCGCTTGCCTCGCTCGTAGCCTGATTCCCAGACATGTGCGTAAATAATCCATAATGCTAGTGGTATAAGAATCACCACTATGCCTACAACTTGATTGTCAGTCATTTTGCTCCTATCGCCCCAGAGCCCTCGTCTGGTTGCAGGCTTAGTGTTGCACAGCCCTGCGACTATTTATGTTTTATTTGATAACGAAACGATAACGATTCTGCCTCATCGACGGCATTATCAATCGTGCGCCTGATTGGAAAGATGTCTCTAACGAGGTCGTCCATAGACCTTGCCATTAACTATAAATGTGCCATTCTTTTCAATGTAGATTAGATCAACTTGGACATTTTTACCTTTGATGTACATGATGGCAAAAGCCTGTTGCCAATTAGCCGTTCCACGGGTGTATAGAGCCTGTTTGAAGTCCATTAGATTACCTACCTCAACCCCATGGAGAACGCGCCCCATACGGCCTCCTATGGCTTCTGAGAACGATGTCCTGCCAGCGCGATGCGTGTGCCCTGAGACGATGTTTTGACCCGTCCTGCGAGCTGCTTCCATCGCGCTCATTCCGCCCTGTGGCTTAATAGGAGTGTGATCCCCATGAACTGCCACCCAATTTGGAGCCAGTTGCATAGGCTTTTTGTGAAAGGTAATCCCAAGCTCATCAAACTTCATAAACTTTTCAAAGCGCAGCTCTGGCAAGGATAGGAAAGATGGGATCTTTTTCATGATGATGTTGTAGAGGCGATCTGTGTGATTTGATCTAATGCAGTCAGTTACGCCCAGATCCCATAGAAGATCAACACATCGATCACGATCATCGCCTAGAGTCTGTTGATAAGCCTCTGGCGTACCATCGCTAAACTTTGAAATGGTATTAAAATCTATTTCATCGCCGATCGTTACTGTCTGATCTGGCTTGAAAGTTGCTAAGAATTTAGAGATGTTGCGCGTTACATGTACATCTTCAAAAGGGACTTGAAGATCACTCAAAATAACAATTCGCTTAATCGTCATCCTCATCTTCGTAATCGCCGAACCTTTCTGGTTCGACTGGAGATGGCAAGATCCATGCTGGATAGGACTGAGGCTCTGTAATCATGAATAGAGCTATAGACTCTGGAAAGCCAGCCTTCTTTAAGGATTTGTAGAACTCATGCAACCCAATGCAGTAAGCATCGAGTGGAGAATAACCCTCATCTACTAACTTGTTAGTTGCTTTTCTTGCCATAGGATAATTGTCACTTCTCTAGTATGCGTAAGATGGTTTCGACACGCGCTTCAAGTAAGTTAATCTGATCGCGCATCGAACTGCCACCATTATTTTTGAGTTCGCTGAGGTAGTGCTTTACTAACCACCGCACCGAGCCAATAAATGAACCAATAACGGTCGTAGCAGCAACAACAAGAGCCGCCGTGTCCTGCGCAGTCATTATCGTTTAGGTGAGGCATAACCAAAGACGCCAGATAGGACTGACCACAGGATTGCTCTGTAATCAACATCAAAGTTAGTTGCTGACCAAGCTGCTAAAAATGCTCCAGCTGCTAGAAATAGTGGATTCTTGATTTTCATTATTCTCCGCCTAACATAGGTATTTGATAAAAAGCCCCATCATTAGCAGCTTCTTTCTTAAAGCTGAAATGAGCGTGCTTGTCGTGTTTGTTAGCCCCTGTGTATTTTCTCCATTTCCAATTAAGGAGATGCGAGCAGATCCTTCCATCGAAAATGATGTAACTAATACGCTTCTCTGTTTTAGACTTGCAAGCGAGACGAAGTTGATCAACCAAATAGGGCATGAGGTCTGGCTTTGACCTCGGATGTAAATCCCTGTCGCAGTCGTAGGCATGAACCCAATTTTTCTCATCAGGATTATGATCTGACTTACGCGCACGATGTTTTGGGTCAGAGTAAGCCCCTGAGTCGCTACGGCGATCTCTATCCGGGAAGCAATCGTCAATTTGATTTCTTAACTGGATCGCAGCTTTGCTTAGTCTTGGAGTCATTACCCTAGAAGGATTGATGCTTCCTCGGCGCTAAGGCCGAGACGATCAAGGATTGCCTCGCGAGCTGCTGCTTTGTCGGCTGCTTCTGCTTCACGCTCTGCCTCTAATGCTGCGTGTGCTTCTGCTTCTGCCTCGCGTTGTGCTACTTCTGCATCGGTTAGTTCTATCTCAAGAACTTCACCTGTCTCGCAGTTGACTTCGATGCGTGTTGGATTTGTCATTGTTTCTCCTTATGAGTTCTTGATGCCGTATAGATAAGCTGTTGAGTATTGAACAAAATCACCTGATGGGTTAGTCAAAGTTACGCTTGTAATTGCGTCTGTGCCTGTCCATCTATTTGCGCCTAATTCTGTAACTGCCGTTGTTGCATTGTTTTCACTTACTGCCTCGCCTGAAAACGATTTAGTAGCTCCGCTAACTGTATAATTAGATATGTAAAGTTCACCACTACTAAAAGTAGATGCAGTCGTAGATGAGTTATTTATAATACCAGCATAGGGAGCAAAGGTAGTAGTAAGGTTAATGCTTGAGGCTGTAGAACCATTACCAAAAAGAATTAGACTCGTATAATTCGCGGTTGAACCATTAAAAGTAACTCGAACATCGTTTGTACCAGAGACTGAACCTCTAAAAGAATAAACTACTTTTAAGTCCGTGTAAGTACTTGCAATAGATGAGAAAGTAACACTGGCTGCCCCACCTGATCCAACAGTATTAGATGCTATAAGTGTGTATCCTGTAGGCATAGTTAGGCCGCCTTAATTCCATAGAGGGTTATGCTCATGCCAGCGGCAAGGTTTCCTGTATTAGGAATGAAATCTACTTGGTTAATTGCCGAAGTTGATCGCCACAAGCCGACAAAAGCCTCTGCACCACCTAAAGTTCCACCAAAGTCAAACCTCGATAACATAGTTTTATTGGTAGTTGTGTTGGAGTAGTTCATTACATTTATTTTCCAGATTGAAGTAGAGCCGCTTTGATTAGCATTTAATCTAATTAAACTGATTGAGGATTGGCGCTGGCTTGCTGTTGCCGAACCGTCTCCAATTAGATTTGTGTAAGAATAGTTAGAACCTGTGTCATTGTTAAATCTTAAGAATAAATAAGATGCTGCTGTTACATTGTTTCCGTTGACTACAAAGAATAAATCAGTATAAGTGGCAGGAATACTTGAGAAAGTAATAGATGCGGCAGCAGAGCCTAAAGTCTGGGTTGCTATTGGATCGTATGTGGCTGGCATGATTACCCCTTAATTCCATAGAGCGCAAAACGAGTATCAGTTGTCCAAGATCCGCTACCTGTTATTAAACTAATAGATGTCACAGCGCTAGTAGAGCGCCAGTTTCCGCTACAAAATAACACTAACCCTGAACTGTTATCCTCAAAACCACCAAGACTTCTCACAGTTTTGAATTTGTTTGTATCTGCATAATCAAGAATTGAAGTGACACTTGTGCCGTAAACATTAGACAGCAATGATGAATACGATGTAGCAGGTAATTCTATGTAAGTATTCGAAACTCCTGCGGCGGCCGAGGCTGCCGAACCATTACCCATTAAACGATGCCAAGAATAATTAGAACCCGTATCTGAGTTAAATCTTAAATTACAATCAGAAGCAACAACAGATACACGGCTAATCTGTCTAATTTCTAAATGTTTGTAAGTGCTAGGAATAGATGAAAAAGTGATAGTGCCACTTGATCCTGTTCCACTTGCGGAAGCAATAGATTCATAATCGCCAGCGGCAGCACCGCCGCCACTAGCCATAATTCCAACAGAGACTCCGAACACTACGCAACGCCACCGATCACAAACCATTGATCTGTGCCTGTTTTAATGCATGATGCTGCTTTGTATTGTGCAAGGGTCGGAGCCGCTGGTACTGCTCCAGCTGAAAGGATTGTGGTAGTGCCAGAAGTCACTGCATTAATTGTGCAGACCCCAGCGCCAATGTTGATGATGTTTAGCACAGTGCCAATAGGAAAGGCTGTAGTGGCGTTTGTAGGGATTCTAAAGGTGCTTGCAGAAGCGTTGGACTGAGTGACCAGGGTGCTGAATTGATCGCTAGATACAGCCGTATAGGTTGTGCCAGTCTGAGCGTTGAGTGTGTAAGATGGCAGCGCGTTCATGTCTGCTGCTGTTAGTACATCACCGCTTACAAATGGGTATGTCATTTATTCTCCTAGTATGCCAATACGGATGTGTCAAGGATACCGTATAATGTCGAATCCAAGATGAAGCCATCTAGGATGTTTTCCTGTGTTGTGAGGGTTGTGCGCCATGTGTTAGGCGTGATGCTGTGGGCTATGCCTTGACATTGGAGAGTCTTGACAATGGTAGTTCCTGCCACATTCACATTTGTAATCTGCATAGGGTCGAAGTAATCCAAGCCTAGAGCTGCTGCTACACCTGCCCCATAGCCTAGAGTGACTAGATCAAGGGTAATCATTTCGATCCTGAGAGTGGTGTCCTTGCGACTGGCCACAAAGTTAGAGGCAAGGTTTAAAGCTTCTGCATCTGTCTGCATGAGCATGTCATTGGCAGTAATGCTGTGCAAAAAGAACTTATCTATTGAGTCTTGATTAGAGGCAGTCTGTGCTGTACCGCCTGTTCTAGTCACAGTTGCAGAGTTCACAATAGTCTTGTCATCTAAGGCAAAGGTAATCCCAGCATAAGGAATGTCTGTAGATCCAGTGGCATTAGAAAAGACTGTAGGTGTTGCTGTGCCTGACTGATAGACAAAATCTCTATCCTTGAATACTGCGTTGCCAGCCTTGTCGAAGTAAAAGGCTCCCTGCTCTGTAAAGGTAACAGTTTCTAAAGCTGCTAGGGCAGAGCGTGTAGTGGCTGGATCTGCCTGACATAGAGTATTGCCAGTCATAATCGACCTAGCACTTGTTGGCCAGCCGATAGTGTCTAGGATCTTATCTACTCGTGTGCCAGTGTCTTGACCTGCTGCTGAACCTGTGACGGTGGTTACATTTGAGTTGAAGATCAATCTAAAAGCATCTGTGCAGATTAGATCGACATAGCCAATCTCTTGATCTTTAGGGTAGGTGTAAAGGTATTCCTGAATGTAACCCTTAAAGATTGGATAGACAGTTCCTGAGTAATTGGCTTCAATAATGATTGAGCGTAAAGGTACAAGATTAGGATAATAAGGGCTTGAAGTGTTTTGTGGATTCCAGTCACCGTTTTGATCAAGGATACGAACTGTGGCTGTACCTGCAAGATACTTATCCTGAAACAGGTTGCGTTCTTTGCGTGTATCTATCTTGGAGACTTGATTGGATACATCGATGATGATTTGGCCGGGCTCACCTAATACACCAAAGTCAAGCTGTGAGGTATTTAAGATAAATGGCGTTGCGAAGGATGCCCCGCCAGTTAGGTTGATCTTTACAATAGGGGTTGCAGGTAATGCCATTAGTACACCGTACTGTAATTAACTGGAGTACCTGAAGCCTGTTGTGAGTAAAGCCCCTGAGTAATGGCTGCTACTAGATCGCGCTCTGTTGTAACTGAACCTTGAACAGAGATGTTAACAATAGTGTCACCATTAGGAACTGCCTGTTGGCTGAGTGAATTGTATTGATAAAGCGGAGTGCTAGGGATTAAATTCATGTCAAACTGACCACCGCCATAGCCCATAGGCGATCTGTCAGTTGTGCCGGGCACTAACTGTTGGCTCAGTGAATTGTACTTATACAAAGGCTCAGCTGTAATTCCACCAGCCATAGGATTAAATTTAGGTATTTCAATCTTGGCTAACTTAGCAAACTCTAATGCAAGTTCTTTTAAGGTTTGTAGCCATGCATTAAATGGGTTGCTTATAGAATCAAACATGCCAGCCTTATCCCGAAGGTTGCTTAATTGCTGAGCATTATTGACTAAAGATTGTGAGATTCTAGCAGCGGCATCAAGGTTGCCTTGATTGATTGCTTCTTCAAGATCATAGATGTTTTGCTTTAAGCCAACCCTTACTCGTTCTTCTTCTGTAAGTTTGCCTTGAGCGGCGGCAGCTAATTGGATTGCTTCTTCATCAAATAACTTCTGGCCTTGAGAAAGCAGTAATGCAGCTTTGTCTAAGGCTTCTTGCTTCTTTTTATCAGCAGTCATTTGCTTCTGAGTAGTAACTTGCTTTTTCTTTAATGCAAGCAATTCTTTATTTCTTTTGACTGCATTAGACTCTAGTTTTGCTAAAGCTTCTTGTTGCTTCTTTTCACTAAGAGTTAATTTAGAGGTTTCCTTAGCAGGTTGTGTTAAGTTAATTCCTGCTTGAGCGCCAGCAAAACCACTAAAGATGTCTTTAGGTAAATTCTTTAATGTTTTTAATACATTCGTAAATCCACCAATAACGGTTCCTGTGGCTTCCGTAACTGAAGCAAGCGCTTTAGCAATAGTAGTTATAGCTGTTGCAGCATCACTGGCTTCTGTGCCACCACCAATACGAGCAAAGGCATTAACTAAACCTTCACCAAGAATTTCTGATGCATTGCCTGTGGCTACGGTCAATACTTCCATTTTGTAAGAAGTAGTAGTTAGATAATCCTCTGCTGCTCCAGCGGATCTGGCAAGGATAATTCCTAAGATTTCGTTAAATGACTTAGTGTTTAATTCTGCTCTAGTAAGACCTGTGTTGTATTTAGCCAAGCCGCGAGTAATGCCAACATACCCTTTGCCAAGATCCTGTGTAACTGTGGCAAGATCCACACCAGAGGCTCGGCTGATTGTAATGGCATCATTAAGCAACTTCTGAGATTGAGTTAATGATCCAGTAGTGGTTAATAATCCCTGAAAGGCTGGCCTTAAAATGTCATCGGCAATAGCAGCAGACTTTTCAAGATTACCAATGTAATCAGCAATAGCAGGATTAGCAAAGCCAATGCCTAAATTCTCTACTGCACGATTGAGTCGAAGGGCAGCAGCTTCATCATCTGCAAAGGCTTTAACTGATCTCTTGCTATAAGCAACAATGGCTGATGTGCCGTAAGCGATTCCTACTGCGCCTGCTAATTTCTTAACATTTCTAGTAAGTTTCTGAGTAGCGGTGTCTGCCTCTTTGAAGGCCTTTTTACCCGTAAACTCGGTTGCGACTTCAATGACTACATTTGCCATAATTAACCTCTTACCTTTGCGCGGTCATTAAGTTTTGTCGCAGATGTTTGAATGGCCTTAAGAACAGCAGTGTTGGCTTTGCCACCATCTTCTGCCCATGCTCTAAAGATTACGCGACCTCGCATCTTGCGCGATGCCCTACCTGCTTGCCCTTGACCACGCTGATAAGCATCAACTATCTTTCCAGTGCTATTTAATGCATCTACAAATTGCTTACCCGCATTAGGGTTATTGCTATTAGATTGATCTTTATTTCCTGATCTAATAGTCTTTCCATAGTTAGCATGACCGCGTAGTCTTACTTCATACGCCGGAGCTTGTGGCCTACCCTGTGGATTATTCTTTCCACCAATTTCATAAATAGATCCTGAGAAACTTGCATTTACAATTCGAGCCAGAGCGCGAAAGCCTCTAGAGTTTGGCTTAGATGGTGTTGTCTTGTAACCGATGCCGGCCTTAGCTTCTGAGGTTGACCATTGTCTATTTGCCCATGTTCCACTACTAGGCTTTCCCCAACCTGATAACGGAGCGCTTGAAGGAATAAATCCTTTGGCTTTAGTAGTAATTGGCTTCAAGATTCCAGCAATTTCTTTCTGTGTTTCTTTAGCCAAATCTGGAGCAAATTGCTTAAGAGCCTTGCGAAGTTCAATGCCGCCTTTTAATGTTGTTGGCATCTTTAATCTCCTTCGCTTCATCCTGTAAGCCTTGTAGTAATGCGTTTAACATCACTCTGTCTAACTCTAATAAATGTTGTGGCGGTGTCTGCAACCTAATACTCAAGCGAGCGATTAGGTAGGTGAATGGCAGATCCCGCTTTATGCTAAAGGGTCAGAGTCAAGCACCTCAACACTTTTAAGTGTCTCGATAAACTCAATCCCAAATGGCTTTACAGTTTCACCTGACCTGCGGATAACTTCATGAGCTAGAAGATAAACATGTGACTGCTTTTCTTCATCTCTGAACGCTTTGTGGAAACCCATTTTAGTAGTCTGTTCAAAGAAATACTCCACTGCTGGAGTGATTTCTCCTTCAATAATACTTCCATCTGTACGAACGATCTTTAGCTTTGCCATGAAGTTGCCCCTTTGTTAGTTTTTTAGAATGTACCTGTTGTTGCTACTGCAACTGTTGAGTTAGCAGTAAATGTGATTGACTGTGTGCCAATGTCTCCAACAGCACCATTGATGTCTGTTGTGTTATTGACTAGCAAAGATACAGTGTAGAGAGGGTTTGTAGCAGATACTGCTGTTCCCTTTGTCTGTAGAAATACAGCTGTAACTGTAGTTCCCCATGCAGCCTGTAGTGTTGCCAATACATTTGCTGCTGCTGTGTCGTTTAGGAAGTCGATAGTTACTGTTGATGACTCTAAGCCTTTTACGAATTTGTGTGAGTTATCACCCATCGCAGTTACTTCTAGTTCATCAAATACTCGGTTGATTGTTACTGCAGTTACATGGTCAGAAAGATCAACAGAGTTAATCTTCACACCGACCAAATTGTTCAAGAATACAGCCATGAGATTATTCCTCGTCTTTCTTAGTAGTTACTGGCTTTGGTGCTGATGGTGCTACCTGCCCGATTTTGATCAGGAAGGCTTCGTTT